GTGGTTTGCAATCTTCACCATGCATTCGCCGAGATACTCAGTCACACGAGGTTTGTCCTTCCCTGCTTTCTTTGCAGCTAGAACCTTCTCGCGATATTCCGTTATCGCAGCTAGGAATTCTTTGTTGTCAACGTAGTGTCGACTGTTTGGATCTCTTCTTTTTGCCATAATATTTCCATTCTATATTAACATATTGTAAATGTCAAGCATAAATTAATTTCAAAAAATTTCACGATTATGCTTGACTAATTGTGAAATCATGTGTATAATCAGCGTGTCGCTGTTGAAAGGAATTAGTTTATCTTTCCTTTTTCTTTTGCATCGAGGTAATCGAGCAAATCATCAGGCGACAGGGCATCAGCCATCGCGTCGAGGGGATCTCTTCTTCTCGGAGTCGGAGGAGACATCAATCCTTCCTTATCAATGAATAACCTTTGCACACACTGCTGATATCCTTCGTGGTGAGTATCTATTAAGTCAGAGACCACCGTGATTGAATCCGTGTTGATAGTGAACGCCACATCATCACTCAGACCCATCCATGCTTTTAACATATAATGTTCAGAGAGATGATCGCGAAACTCATTTACTCCACCAGACCATATTTCAATTGGATACATTATATTGATAAATTTTTCGTTTAGATTATAATCTTCTTCTAGAGTGGCAACTATCTGAGTGCCATCTAAAAATCTTAATACTTTTATTTGATCAAATTTCATTTGTCAACCTTGACGAGTTTGTAATTAAAACCTTCTTCATTATACAATTTCACTCTCTCAGTCATGTGTTCAAGGGTGTAATTTTTCTTTGATTTCCAAGATAAGTCGTCACCTATATCAAATAATTTACATACGACTTTGTTATCTCCGAGTCTCAACCCTCTACCAATTGATTGCAGGTTTCTAATCCTGCTCTTCGATGGCGAGGAAAACACCACATTATGAAGATTCCTTATATTTATACCAGTAGAGAATGTTCCATAAGACGCTACGATGATTGCATTGTCGCTTTTCTCTGTTAACGCTCTTATTTGCTCTCTTTGATCAGTCTCAGTTCCACCATATACGAAGAATACTGGACGATCTTTTCCTGCCTTTTTATTTATTTGATCATATAGTACGCTTCCGTGTTTTTCCACAAATTGGAATAACACTAGACTATTTCCTTTTTGGTCGAGTACGAGGTTGCTGATAAAATTATTTCGCCACTGATCACGAACAATCCAGTCAACTTCTTCTTGATATTTCATTCCTTTCATTGCTTTACAATCTTCATCTTTATGTTTTAAGAGTAAGCAAGTGATATCTAGATTTGCAACCTTACCATCTTCCATCAATTCTTTTGTAGAAATTACTTTTGTGACATTACCAAAACAACCTTCCAAAACTAGGCGATGAGTTTTTGTGCCGTCTAATGTTCCTGTCGTACCAAATCTCCAGTGTGCGTTTTCACATTTGTTCATAATTGTTGTGAGAGATTTTGCTTTGAATAAATGTGCTTCATCGCCATATACAACATCAAACTTCTCAAACCATTTCTTAGGAAACTTGTATATAGATTGCCATGTAGAAATAGTTACAGGAAACTCGTTTGATTTTTCTTTACCACCATATATCCTATGACAGTTTTCGCTCACTTGCCAATCCACGGCACTGGCGTAGTCTTGAAAGTCGCCATACATCTGCTCGACTAACGATGTTGTGGGTACGATAATTAATTGTTTCTTTTTTCTTTGTTGATAATATCTCATCAGAGTATAGATGATAAGTGATTTACCTGAAGCAGTTGGCGAGAGTAACAAAGACCTTGCACCTTGTATACCTTTTCTTACAGCTTGAACCTGATAATCTCTCATCTGTATTGGTTCGTCTTTGCTATGTAAGTTTAATTCCTTTGCATACTTCTCAACATATTCAGTGGATACAATATCTCCCTTTGATATAAGTTGATTGTCTACTGTGTACTCCAGCTGTTTAGAGAAGTCGAGAAGATACTTGATCAGTCCAACTGGTAATTCTTTGTTGAACATATTGAATAGTCTTGCCTTACCATCCCACATACGCGACTTATATGCAGGCATAAATTTGGCTCCAGGAATGTCAAATGTAAAGAAATCATTTAACTCCTGCAATATACCTGTGTCGCAGTCTACCGTCATATTGACAGCGTTTTTATATGAGACAGTGATGTCAGCCATTTACATAAGTCCGTTTGTAAACTTCGTCCACTCGATACCGTTTTTGATATCCCATGTTCTGCTGTTTAATGCTCTCATGACACGCTCTAAAAAATCACAGATTGTACGAATATATTCTACCTTGTTCATTTGTTCCTGTAGATCGTCATCTGATTCTATCATATGTTGCATATCATTTTTAAGAGGTTTATTACCGAGCCATTGATCCCATCCAAGAGCAGTTAGTTCTTGTTGAGTGAGTTCACCTCGCCAGTATTGTTCCTTGACTCTTCTCAATTTAAAATATGCAGCTTCTGATTTTCTCAGCTGTAATTTAAAATTAGAAAGATGATTGAGATATTTGGAATGAAGTTCAGCAGTTTTGATTGTTTCTTTACCGAGTTCTAACTCGTTAATTTTGCAGTCTACTGCCCATGTGTCTTGTAATTCTTTTAAAGTAATCATAATATATTGTACCCTTTTTTGGGGTTTATGTCAAGTTTTCAATTTGGAAAGTTCTGTATCTAAATCCAGCTATTCCTGTGAAGTAATCTCCTGCACCCTGTGTAATATCAAAGTCGAGACCTTCCAGACTTGTTGGGAATGCATCGAAAAATGTTATCTTAATTGTAGGGTTATTGTTTGAATCGAGCACGAATAAGTCAGCATCACTTACTTGCGCGATTGCTTCCTTTTTACTCCTCTGTGCTGTAGCAGTCCTATATGCTTGTGAGTTTATGAAATCAGTAAACTGTTGGTTCTTATCAGGGAAACCAAGACCAATTAACCATCTGTGTAACTCTTTATAGTTTGACATATCCTCTTGAACGAGGAATCTGATCATAAGTTCACCAAACTGAATTTTATCTCCAGGATATGGGAGAGTTGCAAGTGGTGTTTCCATTTGAGGAGAGCCAAGCGATATCTGTGGTAAGTTTGCAGCCTGACAAAAATATGATGCCTGTGGTATATTCGCGATCTGAAATCGAAAACCATTTGGTCTTAAGAAGTCGAGTTCAGCAGGATTATTCTGACTGAAGTCTGACTCTGTAACATTTGTAATAGGATTATATGCCATACCACTATTTATAAGCAAAAAAAAGGGGATCCGAAGATCCCCTTTTAGGTGGTTGATTAATCAACTCTTCTTATTTACATAAGATTTGTAACTTTTACACTTCTGTAATATTGGTTACGGTCAGCAGTAAATGTGTCTGCGTCTGTAGTTCCGTTAGACTGAGTTACATATGGGTTAGCGATCATACCATACCTAGTCTTAAAGCCGATTTTAGGCTGGAAGTCAGTAGGATCGATTGCTCTAACTTGCTGCAATGGAACGTATGGGCAATAGAATATACCAGCGTCGTATGGGCTAGTACCTTTATAACCTACAACGTAGAATTGCGATGCAGCACCAGTGTTTGCGCTGTATGGATCGACATATACTCTGTATCTGCCATTCAATACACCTGCAAAAGTGTTACCAGTGTCATCAACATTCAAGTCAGTGGATAATGCTGGAGCATAGTCCAGAACACCAGCCATTGCGAGTGCACTTGCTACATCTGAAGAACAGATGATGAAGTTACCTTTACCTCTACGAGTGTCTTGAGCGATTACGTTAGCATCTCTTTCAATATTGAAGAGAAGACCTTTGAATCTCTCAACAGACCATCTACCGTTGGAATCAACGTCAAGGTCAAAAGTACCAGCAGTTGCAGTTGAAGCAGAACCAGTTTTAGCAACCTTGTAGATTGTTCTGATTACTTCTCTGTTGATTTCAGCTAAGATTTCCTGAGACAGAATGTTTGACAATTCGCCTTCAGCGTCTAGACCATGAATTGCTTTAAGGTCTTGCGCCAATTCGATTGTGTATTCTGCTTTCAGTGCTCTAGTCTTAGCAGTAACAGTGGTTTTCTCGATTGAGAAAGCCATTTCAGCAGGGTTAAGACTTTCACCAGTGCTAGTAGCCATACCAGTACCAGTTGTGTAAGTCCCATCCACTGGGTTAGAACCAGCATGAGTACCTGTTCCAGAGAAGTCTGTGTCAGCTTCGTTGAAAAGGGCTTCAGTGCCAGTTTGTGAAGTGAAGTGAGATTTCATCGCAAAGATTAGTCCTGTTGGACCAGTCATTGGCTGAACACCACACACGTCATATGCCATCAGATTCGGCAAGGCTCTCCTGACAAGGCTGATCAATACTGGATCATAGTTGTCGATGGAAGCACCAGTTGCGTTCTCTGACTCAAAAAGAGCCTGCTTCTCCTCGCGGAGAGCCTTCTCTTGGTTTTCTAGAACCACAGCCGTAACATTCTTACGGTGTGAGTCTTTAATTTCAGGAAGTTCTGGGTGGTCCAATACTGGAGCCCATTTTTCCATTTGTGATTCTGAAAGATACATCTTTCGTCTCCTTGCTTTAGTTTAAATAGTTATTAACTGTTATTATTTATAAAAATTATCTTTTTACCGATTTGGAAATTGCTTGAGCGTAAATGCTGATCGGTGAAGAACCATCGCTGACTTCGACTGTTTCGTCGTCTACCAGTTTATCTTCTTCTTGAGATGCTTTTTGCGATGGGAAATAGTTTTCCTTGATCACAGAAAGTTTCTCGTCATAATCGCCATCGAACTCAACGTCTTCAACGAGTTTTGCAAATTTCTCAGCTTCAACATCAGTCAAGTCAGCAGCTGCTTTGTCGATTGCTATTGATTTTGAGAGTTCTACATTAGCAGCAGACAATTCAACTTTTTCATTAGTTGATTCGTCTAGCTTCTCTTTGAGTGACTCTAGTTCACTCTGCATTTCGCCCAGTACATCATATTTCTCTTCAGGAATATCGATGTAATGCTCGGCAAAAACTTCTTTTAAAGAACCTACGAATGATTCAGTGATCTCATTTCTCAAGCCACGCTCGATAGCGAGTTCATTTTCTTTCATCCAATTTTCGGCAACATAGTTCAAGTATCCATCGATCTTTTGAACCATTTCTTCCATAAAGGTTTCCTGTGCCACTGCTGCTTCCTCTGCGAGTTCAGCTTTGATTTCATCTATTTCAGATGATACTCTTGCTGTAACAACCGCTTCAAACAAGTTTGCAGCTTTGACTTTAAATTCTTCTGACAAATGCTCTTCATCGGCGAATAAGTTTTCCATGTCGTCAGCAAATAGAGTATCTTCGGAAAGATCCTCATCGCTTTCAACTTCTTCAACTACTTCGTCAGACTCTTCCTCTTCGTCACCTTCCATACCTTCAGGTAATTCAGCTTCGATTTCTTCGTCTGTGATGTCTTCTTCGAGCACTTCATCTTCAGACTCAGTGTCTTCTGCTTTTACATCCGCTGCAGTTCCAGGTTTGTTAACCTGTCCTTCAGTAGACGCAGTTTCAGATGAACCCTGAGTTGGTGAGGTTTGATCGCCAGCATTTGAAGATGATGCAGATTTACTGCTATCTTTAGATGCTTTGGCAGAAGCAACTTTACCTGCATCAGCAGAAAGCGCATCGTCTGATTCCAGTTTTTCTTGTTCTGGATTGGCTTCAGATGAACCTTGTACTGGTGGGGTAGAATCGCCTTGTGATTTGTCTGCAGGACGTGCAGCAGACTCGTCTAGTTCATTGACTTCTTCGGTAATCTCTTCAGGCTTACCTTTAAGAAGTTCTCTGATTTTGCTTTCTACAGCCATTTTATTCTCCTTGTAGAGTTTTCGTTTTGCTAGTTTTATTTATAATTTCTTAAATCTTAGATACCTTTTCAAGAAAAGAACTAAATACAGCCATTTTTGCTGTCTCTAGTTCATGGGAACTTGCACTTTCAATAATTTCCTGTGCTTGTTCCACTTCTCTTGCACACCATACGCCGTCAACCATAACCCATTCACGGCTCTCCATTATCCCTTGAACAAAGGCATCAGGAGCAGATGGATCGGATACAATATCAGCAGCAGTTGCAAGCATGAAGTCATCTTGGACTTCACTGATACCTGAACGCTCTTTTATAGATCCCAATCCACGGGATGATACACCTAGTTGTGCACCTGCTTCGATTAAACTTGCAGCAACTTTACCCATTGGAGTGTCAAGGATTTTCGCCTTTCCAACCCAATTGTCTCCATCCTCTTTTAAAGAGACAATCATATGAGATACTCGATCTAAATTAACCGTTGGACCATCTGGATGACCCAGTTCTCCCAACGCCCTATTTTTGTCTATTTGTTGCTCTGTGTAACGCGCAACTTCTTTCGCCATAACCTCTTTCGGATATACACGACCATTGCGGTTTTTTAGATTAGATTGTAAGAACACACCTTCAATATAAAGGTCTTTCTTTCCATTCTTCTCTTCTTGGATGTATTGAACATCCTCAGTTATTTCTTTTATTAGTCTCATTAACCTAAATCTCCTTGGTTCTGATGTTGCTGGGAACCATAGCCAGATACTTTGGCAAGTTCTACTATTACTGTTCCTCCGTTGCCAGACGCGATCACGATTTCTACATCGGATCCGTTTTCGTCGTCATCGGAGAATCCATAAAAATCCAACTTACCTGTAACTTGTAGTTCATATAAGATTTTAGAATTCCGTTGAACATACGCTCTTGCACCAGACGATAATGCCCAATGAATAGCTTTGATATTAGCTTTCGGTGAAGATTGCGTTTCGGTCGATTTTTTAAGCGTTGTTGCTAACGCTATCGTTCCAGTGGCAGCAGTCCCACGGACAGCGATTACGCCATGTGTTTGCGTTAGTTTTAAAGTGTCTACTGTGACTGCCATTTAATTTATTCTCCTACTGGTTCAAGTTCCCATACAGGAACTTTGTTTACTGATTCTTTGAACATCACTTCAGCGACTTCATCAACGCCTTCGCCATAAGTTGCTAAGACTGTGCCTTCGCCAAGTTTGTGATGCATAACTTGTCCATTTAGAGCCATTTTAAATTCATCTGTGTTCGAACTCCCTTGTGTTGGGGGAGTTACATCACCAGCGATACCGCGTTCAGCGTTACCGTGATCAGCAGTTGGCTCTTCTGCTTTTGGTTTATTAACAACCTCTGATGATTGTTTATCTGCTTTTGGTTTATCAACCATTTCTGATGGTTGTTTATTTTCTTCCTCAGCAATAAGTGTTTTAAGCGTCTTCATTTTGTTCTTCTTCCTCTTGTACTTCTGGCTCTGGATTAATATCCACTTCACCAGCAGTCGGTTCAGGTATATCCACGACTGGAGTCGCGTTGTTGAACATACTTCCTGCAACTTCTGCTTTTCTATCAGCTATCATTGCATCAGCACGATCATTCATAATACTGTTAAATGTATCTTGCGCATCTGTAAGTTTACCATCTGCCCACTGATCCATCATTTGTCTAACGACATTAGCTTTTTCAACCGCTTGGTCTTCTGCTTTTACGTTTTCTTCACTCATTATTTTCACCTTCTTGTTCTACAGGTAAGTCGCCTTCAGCTGCCTCACCCTCTATTTGTTTGTTGATGAGATTGATTTCATCTTCTCTCATCTTTAAAATTTCTTTCTGCACATATTCTTTAGAGAAATATTCTCCGACATAATTAGAAAGACCGTTCAAAACTTCTACTCTGCTTCTAAGAATCTCTTGTTCTTTCGATTCAGTGTAGTAGGCATCCGATGCATAAACGTATCTGATACCATCTCTTATTTCTGACCAGTCATCTTCAGAGATTACACCCTTCAGAATAAGTTGCGTTTTCAGCAAGTCATCAAACATCGCTGAAAAACGTCTACGAAGTTTGGCAATAAACTTTGTAAACTTTAACTCGTCTCTACTAATCTCAGCACTACGTCCAAAATTAAGACCAGTTTGTGCACCTTCAAGTCTAGAGATAGGAACATTCAACGCTTGATATAACTTACGCTGAAAGTAATCCACATCGCCTGTCTCTCCAAGATTTTGCCCTCCAGGAAGAGTTTGGATCTCAGTACCTCGACCGCCTTCGCGTCTTGGCATCCAGAAATCTTCAAGCATCGACATAAACTTTTTGTCGTCGCGGATCTCTCCAGATTCACCATCATAAACTAATTTGTTACGATAGCGATTCATAATATCTTTGAGATACTGTTCTGCTTTCATTGTAGGCAGATTTCCAGTATCTACATAAAATACTCTACGTTCTGGCGCACGAGTAATTCTATAAACCACCACTGCATTTTCCATCATTCTCAGCTGGTTTGCTGGTCTAATGGCTTTATGCAAATATGATAGAGGGATATTTTTATCTTGATCAAGTAAACCAGAAGGAATATAAGTTATTGCATCCTTCGATATCTTGAGAGATCTATCGCCAACATTATTAGACTTATACTGTCCAGGTTTTGAAGCGATCCCCTTATCATCGTAAACGAAATATTCATTTACTTCTTTGACCATACTAACGCCAGTCTTAGGATCTTTCTCCTTTTTGACATCACGTATCTTTTTTATCTTACGTGGGTCAATATACCTAACGTCGTACAGACCTTTTTTAGGATTGGTTTTGTCGACAATTTTATGAAAATAAATTCTGCCATCAATATACCAACGCCTATAATAATCTTGCGCTCTATTATTAAAGTCTATTAACGATAATACATTTTCATATTCTTCAGCAATCGCTTTTTTAATCGTTGCTGAAACTTTAATATCATCTGTATTAATCGTTACAGGCTTCTCATCATCAAGGTTAGAGATAGAATCGTTTACGATATCTTCAATTGCCGTATCAATATCGGCATACATTGAAATATCTCGATATCTCTTGATCAGTTGCTCTTCAGTATTTGCAACTCCCTCGACATCAAAATACGTGCCATAATAACCACCACCACGGATGGCTTCCAGTGCACCGTCGGAGTCAGGAGCAACGAAAGACTGCGCTGTCTTCGGCTCCTTCTTCCTGTTTATTTCAAATCCAAATAATTCCATTATAATTCCTCTATACGTTTATGTATAACTATTTATGCTACATCATAATGTGTATATTGGAAAGTCACCGTAAATTCTTCAAAGATATCATTCTGTGCATATTGTAAAGTAATCTCTGACATATTGATTGGGAAAGCGTTACGCAAAGTGTAGACGCCACCTTCCAATACCTCATCATTACGATCCAAATGTTCAACCGTGATATCTGCTTGATACTCGCTAGGAGTAAGAACACCAGTGTTACTTTCACGATCGTTTAAGCCATTCATCCATTGCTCGAAAGGTGAACGAAGTGAAAAATCTGAGTCATTCACGATTGTAATTGTGAATGGATCAAATATTCTTTCACCAGCTAGTTTCACTTCACGACCTCTATACTGGATAATGGCAGGGTTTACGTTAGAAGCAGGTAATGCTGCTCCAGTTACCAACAGGCTAAAGCTAGTGTCAACATTTGGCACGTAGCTAGGGAAGGCGAGACTTACCCTAAACTGGTTAGGACGAGCACCACCAGCACCTAATCGAGCCTTAAATTCTTCAATATTCATTTGTTATTTTCTCCTATAAGTCTTGATTAAGCACCTAACTCCTCAAACGAGATACCAGTTCTGGTAGCTACGAATGTAAGAGTGATGAAGTTAATAGATTTCGCAGGTTTGATAAAGATATCTGCTCTGAATTCATTCGCGTCTATAACCTGACCAGTGTTGTTTGTTTCGTCACAAACTACTCTAAAGTCATAAACACCCCTTCTACCTTGAACGTCTCTCATGAATGGTTCAACCAAACTTCTAAACTGCGCTCTTGTAAAGGCATCGTTGAATTCAAACAGCTGGAATTTAGCAGCTGCAGCAACCGCTTTTTCGATTACTATGAACAACCTACGAACATTGATTCTGTTAAATGCAGAGGATCTAGCCAGAAGCGTTTTATCACCGAACAAGATAATTCCTTGTGCAGCTGACTGTACGATTGGGTTTACACCAGCAGAATAGAGCGTATCACGATCTGATTTCTTAGGATTAAACGCCAACTTAACAGCATTTTTGATAGAACCACGATTTACACCAGCAGGTGAGAACCAAGGATCTGCTTCTAGGTCAGCAGTAACACAGCAACCAGCTGTATCACCATTTACTGGAACCCATACATAGATATCGTTGTACTTGTCATACATATACTTCCAACCACTATCCATGACAGCGTAGGAAGATCTTGTATAGTTAGCCAACTCGCCAGTAATCGATGTTACCTCAGAACCAGAGTTATTTACAACACTTGATTTCTGTGGTGATACGAATACTAGGCAATCTTTTCTAATTTCAGCAACATTATCGATGATATAATCACCAACTGCTGCACTATGACCACCAGCAAAGATTAAGCTGACGTCAGTCTCTTCGTCATTTGCGAAGAGTAAGTAAGATGTTTGCAAATTACCATCTGTTGGTGCTTCATCAACACCACCAGAAAGTGAGAATGCGTCTGTATCATAACCAGAAAGTAGTAGTCTAGGAGATTTTACACCTGCTGCTTGAATAGTAGCGAGGTCAGTTCCCCATGGTTGTCCAGCAACAAAAGAAGTTGTTGAAACGTGATCAGTAAATCTAATAAATTCTGATTTGTTATTGATTACATCTTTGTAGTAATTTGATTCGTTAGAATCGCTTCTTGCTGCTGGGATTTTAGAAAGACCAGCAAATTTTTCAAGAACCGTACCAGCTGCACCAGTAAATGCTCCATCTTCATCGATGACGATTACGTGTAATTCGTCAAAGTTTACGTTATTATTTGATGCCCAGTCAGTAGTTCCTGGAGTGTTATCAAAGTTTGAAGCGTATGTCCAAGCAGTAGAAAGGACAGCTGTTGCAGTCGCACCAGATCCTCCACCACCAGAGATTGTTACTGTTGGAGCAGAAGTATATCCAAATCCTGTAAATGCGACTTGGATTCCGTTTACTGCGCCACTATCAATCGTTGCAACAGCAGAAGCATTACCACCAGTCGATGGTGATGCTGATATTGTTACTGTTGGAGCAGAACTATATCCTGACCCACCAGCTGTTACATTAATAGATGCGACAGATGTTGCGGTAAAGTTTCCAAGATCAGCTACTGCTACTTTAAGAGAGTTACCTCTTGAACCAGCACATTTTGCAGCAAATGGACCAACACCGTTAGTTCCGCTGTAAAAATTAGAGTCATACTCGTCATCGTTTCTGATCAGTTTACCAGAGTCAGTAGTATCTAGTGTTGCGGTTGCAGTTCCACCAGAACCACTACCACCAGATATTGTTACTGTCGGTGCAGTAGAGTATCCAAATCCTGGATTTGTTATTGTTATTGCAGTTACAGCACCACTTTCAACCGTTGCTGTGGCTAATGCTTTGACACCACCGTTTGCAACAGTGACACCAGTCGGATCAGCGACAGTGACAGTAGGAGTAGATGTGTAACCAGATCCACCAGCAGAAACTGCGATGGAAGCTACTTTTTTAGAAGGTGTAGCAACTGCGTTTCTTGCGCCATCGCCCACTTCTCGGGAAACCAACAGGTTTGAACCATACGCTAAGAATGAAGACGCTGTTAAAAAGTCAACATTAGTAGCAGAGGCAGGTTTACCAAAACGCGAAACAAGTTCGTTTTCTCCAGAAATTGAAACTAATTCACGTGCTGGACCCCAAGCGAAATCGCCCACGAATCCACCAACTGTAGTTCCAACTGCAGGAACGACAGCTGTTGCGTCTTGTTCTCTTACGAGAACTCCTGGACTTAATTGAAATGCCATTTTGTTATCTCCTCGATATTAATTGGATAAATCGTTATTATAATTGCTCAATTGCGTTATTACTGAAATTATTTATAATAATGACGTTTTCTCGTTATTGGTGGTATACCAAACATCTCCACCCATAACTTCGACTTCTTCTTCTGTTCCATCAACTATTTGTCCAAATGGAGTTAAATCGTTTTCGATCATACGCATTTCGGCGTTGAACAAACCCTCTCTAACATTTACATTTGTAAGATCTGCGAAAAAAGAATTAGTCGTGACCCATCCAAACAAGACTAACGTCATTGCTAAGTCATCGTGATATCCTTCATCTGCTTGAAATGTCTGTCCTCTTTCAGTAAAAACAGACAACTCGCCGATAATATCTGCGTCGTGGACGAGTAATTTTGTGTCTTCAATAAGAGATTTTATAGCAAAACACCCTTGTCGCTTTACTGCTTTTGATGTTGTAACTCCTAATTTTGCAGATCTACCAAATCCAGGAGTCAAATATTGCTTACCATTCTCTGTAAGAGTTGTGAAAACATTTTCATATTCCTCTTCTTGATGTAATATATCCAAAACTTGTTGTCCAATATCGTTTGCTTCGACTAAAACAAACGCATTATTAAAGTCTTTTGCTACTTTTGCTATGATACTCGGATATAACATCGGAGAAATTTTGTTGTGTCTATACTTTCCGACCAGTTTATACGGCATATCAGTTACATCTATAAGTGAAAATGCTGAATAATCACCGCCAATACCACGAGCCACATCTACCGTCATTACATAAAAGTGGTCTGGTTTTGGTTCTTCATATAAATCAAGACCGTCTTTGCTATATTCTGGCTGTACTGCCGACATAACAGACAAAGTCTTACCATTGATCAGTGTATTTGTTGAACCGAGAAACTCACATAAAACTTCCTGATTGAATTTAAGTTCGCCCAGAAGTTTAAGTTGTTCCTCTGCCCACGCTTCGTCTCTTCCAGGAATCTCGCTGTATGGTATGAACATACGCTTGAATCCATTTTTACCCTCTTCAGATTCATTCCAAAACTTCCAGAAATGATTATATCCAAGAGGTGTAGAAGTGAGAAGGATTTTTGTAGTTTCACCAGCTGAAATCGTAGGATATACAGCTGTAAAAAATTCATCTGCAATATTATTAGGGATGATTGCAGCCTCATCAATGTAAAGCCAGTTAACAGATTTACCACGAATACCAGAGGAAGTTGTTGCAGCTGTGAAGATTACAGATCCATTTTCTAGATCTACATTACCTTTGTTCCAAGTTTTTACTCCTTGCTGCATCCAAATCGGTAAACCTTCATACATAATTTGATAACGACTTAAAACTTCTCTTGCTGCAGTTGTTTTGTTTGCGAGAATCGCAACGGTTTTATTTTCATTGAATATTGTATAATGAAGAATACATGCAGCTGCGACGACAGTCTTACCTTGCTGACGTCCTTCCATTAGAATTGTTTGTCGATTTTCCATAATGAAATCGACTTTTCTTTTTTGACACTCGTATAGTTTAAATGGTTGTAAACCCTTATCTAGAGTTACAATCTGACAATATGTTTCAATAAAATATTTCGGATCCTCTCGGCACTTTACCAGTTCTTTGATTTGTTCTTTAGTAAACTCGTGCTGATGACCTATTGACTTTAGATTAGGATTACCGTGATACGAGGTGTCTTCAGTCGCTGTTGCCATCTTCTACTTTACCTTCAATGATTTTCTCATCATTATCCACTATGCTTTTCAGTTCTTTCATAAGATCTGTCGTGCTTCCATTAAATAAAACATTGGTTTGATGACCTATTTTTGGTTGATTTGTTTTATCATCCCCATCGATAGTCTTTTTCTGTTTTTGTAATTCGAGGATGTCTTTGGCTTGATCACCAAACATTTTGATAAGTTGTCCTGCAACTTCGTATGCACGAGGATTGTCGCTGTTTTCTGCGACATTGACTATACCTTGAAGAGTCGATTCGCTATATGCCATCGCTCTTTTCAGTGCTGCTCTTGCTTCGTCAAAATCTTGTTCAACCGTACCTGTTTTTACTGCTGGAACTTTCGTTTCAGTTTTCTTGGTTTCAGTTTCAAAGGTTTTGTCTAATGCGTCAAATATCTTATTCTTACTCATAAATTGTATCAAACTCTTCTAGGAATCTAAAAGTGTCATCGACACCTTGATTTCCGTCGTCTGGTGCTTCAAATGTTACTGTTGGCACACTTGTATAACCTGTGCCACCATCGTTTATTGTAACTGACTTAACTCTAAACTTACCAGTATTTATAGGGTCTATTTCCATTGTTACTGATGCTCTCGCTCCAGAACCACCACCGCCAGATATGGTTATATTTGGACCATTCTCAGTATAGCCACCGCCTTTATATTGAGTAACGATAGAAGATACTGCTCCATTTTCGATTGTAGCGTTAGCAGTAGCAGTTGATGCCACAACTTCATATGATTGACGAGTCCTCGTGCCACCTGTAGTTCCGTCTGGATTCGCATATGTTTCTACAACTGCTTTCCTGATCAGATCCTGATCAGCAACGTGACCATAAAAATTGAGTTTCATATTAAATGTAAGAGTCCATACAATACTTGCTCTGTCTGCAAACGTACCTTGTGATTGGTCTTCATAACCGACAGAGTCGAGTGTTATTTTGATATCACGTTTGATTCCTAACTCTGGAAGGTCATTGACCGTGATACTAAAATCTGGATTGAAGAAAGGTAAAATCTGTTCAATGATTTGCAAACCATCTTCTTGGTTCTTTGCAAAACAATATAATTGTAATGATAGGTCGTATGGTGTTGATGTAAATACTTTCTTTACGGAAGTCGCCGAGTCTGTTGCCTTTTTGTGATGGTGGATAGGTGATGTTCGTCTTGCTGCATCGTATGTAAGTGAGATAATCTCGAAACCCATACGCGGTAAGACGATCGCAACTTCACCACGACTCTCAATAGTCGGAACTTGTTCAATCCTAGAAATAAATTTTTGTTTTGTTGAATAGGCAAGTGGTACTCTTAAAGTTTGTACTATGTTTCCACTCGAGTCTTTACGCTCGATGTTTATGTTGTTGAATATTGTGCCGAATGCAGCAACTGCTTTTCTTATGTGACTATGATAAAAGGTCTTTCCCTTAAACATTATTCAAAATCTCCAAACGGATTTGATTCTGTAAAGTCTAGAATATTACTTGCTCTTTCTATTTCTTCAAAGTCATCGCCTTGTACTGATGGTTTGATTGCATAATCTTCTTTAATAAGAGAGCCACCATCTTCAAGGATAATATTACCAGTTGCATCTTCAAGTACCAACTGGAACAATCTCTGATCAATCGTATTATCATCTTCGAGTAAATCAATGGCTGCATTACCAGTATCAATAACTTCTGACGAGTATTCAAACAATTCACAACGCATTTTAAATACGTTGATTTTACCTAATTGATAAAACGGATCTTGGAAATCTACAAATTTTATTTCAAACAGCGATCTTGTTTTTGGAAAGAATAATAAATCTCCTTCCATCGGTCTTGCACCACCACCTGTAAATGTACCACCATCAGCAGTTTCTACTGTATCTTCCCATCTTCTACGAGCCATGACAAAGGTTGCTTGGTCTCTAATTTCAAGACCAAATCTTTGAAACAACTCACCATCGCCTTCATATCCTTCAACATTTTCAAGATACATCTCGATAGGATATGCTTGTTCAAATTTTGATAACTCATCCTCATCAAACATAGTGTCTTTGTTGACGAAGGTACGAGGCATATAGAAAACATCGTGACCATATATCTTCAAGGATTCGACAACAAGATCCTCTACGAGTCTCTGTTCGGACGTAGTTCCTTGCGTATTGCCTGATTGAAAATAAAAATTTGTAGCCATTAATTTAGCCTGTCATAAATGTAGGTGGTAATTCATATCTGTTTTGCATCTCTTCTTCTATTTGTGCAATTTCGTTTACAGCTTCACTGTAGATCTGATCACCATTTAGTGTTACACCTCCAGGAAGTTGAATACCGCCAAACTTCTTCATATTTTCTCCCCACTGTCTCTTGATCAGAGCAGTAGTATATTTTTTGAGCCACATGTCATCGTAGACTTCGGCATAATCTGCCCCTGCAACAAGTGCATATCCCTCTGCAATGACATAATCTCCGATATTGAAAGTTCTATCCATATCGGTATCAATATAAAGTTTGTTTGTTTTTCTATTAAATCTAATTGCTCGGTCGTTTACGAAAAGACTTTCAAGCACATTCATGTGCGTTTTGACCATTGAATAATATGTTACATCAGCAGCCAATAGATTGTAAAGATCGTTTTGTGCGAATTGATAATCAATATCGAATAAGCCATCTGAATTTGACGTTGAACCGATACCACCAAATTTAAACATTCTTGTAACACCAAGAATATTATCTGCGATATCAATGTATCCGTTTTCGATATTACCTTTTACGATCGAACTGATTGTGGCAGTTGTGCCAGAGTCTGCACCTGTAATAGTTTCATTTGCTGCAAACTTTTCTACAGTCGTTACGTTTTCATAAATTACTTTTGTCCCAGAACTGCTTTTGTCTACAATAGCTTCTGCGCCAGATGTTCCACCTGTAATCTTTTCTCCTGCATTAAATGTTGCCGATGAAGTAAGATTTAATGTCGTTCCTTCAAGTGCTTTTTTAATATAAACACGCTCGACACCATCAAAATGATGCTCTTGCCATAACTGTATGGCGTCATCGACACGATCGCTTATTTGATCGTCATCTACATTAATTTCGATTACAGGGAATCCTAATCTTCTGAGGGAGTAATCTATAAGTTCTTGTCTAGTAGTTAGAGCCATCTAAACCCCTGTTTGTTAATATTGTTAAGTCTATTCACTATTTATAAGAGTTTAAAGTGGGAGTGGGCGAGGATTTGCTGACGACTATGTTATGACTGGCTTGGCTTATCTTCTGCCCTTAACATATGTCCCTCGAGGATGTCAGCTTCAGCGCACTACTGCCAGAGTTATGCGCAACTCGCCCACATTATTTTGTCACTTGGGGTGTAACTGTAACAATTCCTTCGACAACTCTTATTGTCTCGGATGCTGAAGCAGATTCAACATCATAGACGTATCTTCCTGCTTTTAAATTTCCTGTCTGGGCTGCGGTTAAAGATAGTGTAATAACACCTGTACCGTCTACTTGCGCGGTAGTAAAATCTGTTGATGACGAACTATAATAGCTTTTTCTTATTTGTGCGGTTGTTGTATAGCCAGTCAGATCTTTTGCTGAACCTGTACTATCTTTGGCTGTAACCTCTGTAGAGAATGTTGTTCCCTGATCAATTACTATGTTCTGTTGAGTTGCCATTAATTTTACTCCTTTTGCTCTTATTTATAAGACTTGACTTATTACAAATATTAGGGTAATATATAGATTGCTATGCTTACAATACATACATTATTATATGGTGACAAGTATAATTATGATGACGTCAATCGGATTGCTTCTACAATAGGCATTGGAGAAGGTTTCCAATATCGTTATGTTTGTCATACTGATCAGGGTGAACGCCTTCGTGATGAAGGTCTTTATCCTGAAATTAATTTGCGATGGGCAGACTCAGAACTTGGAACATTCGAGAAAGTAAATATCTTGGGTCAAGACTGGGGACAATCATTATATTTAGATTTAGACGTGGTAATACAAAAACCAGAAAAAGTCTGGGATTTGTTCACTGATAACTTAAAGATTTGTAAAACGTGGTGGAAACACGATGGGTTCGAATCTGAACATGGCGGTGGTGATTTCAATTCAAGCGTAATGGCTTGGAGAGGATTTCAAGGTGTTAAAATCAAAAAACACTTCAACGAAAATCCATACAAATGGATAAGAGAATATAAGGGTTGTGATGATAAATACTTGTTCCACGAGCATAAAAATGACTTTGATACATATGAAAAAGGAGTGTTATACTCTTATATGTATGGAATTGACCACGAAACGGATGTAAGTCCGCGTGGCAGAAAATACAGACCTGACCCAACAATTTGTTTGTTGAATGGTCAGGATCGACATAATTTTGATTTGAGGACTGATTACTATACTCACTTTTCTAACGATAAAGTGGGGTGAAAAATACTCTGCTGATTATGTAAATAATCTATACGGAATGATTGATGCTAATTATGTCAATCAGTTTCGTATGGTTTGTTTCACAGATGAGCCAGAAGGCATTCGCGAAGAAGTAGAAGTACATCCCATTCCTGATATAAAACCACTTCATCCAAAGTATTGGTTCGGAGAGGAGAATTATTGCTGGGATCGTTCTAAATTTTTATTGTTCAATGCTGAAGAATGGCTTGCAACGACTGGACCATTCTGTTACTTTGACCTTGATGTAATTATTCAAGACTCTATTGACGAGTTTTATGACCTTGCATTTAAACCACATATCTTATATTCACACTGGCAACCTGAAGGACAACTTAAATTAAGAAGATTTCGAGATATACGAGGAACATATTTTAACTCTAGTTGTATGATGTGGTGGTCTGATCAGCCGAAAAAAATATATGAAGATGTGATAGAGAATCCAGATATATTCAAAACATTCTACAAAGGTTCAGATAATTACCACCAATGGCGTAGACCAGCAGGAACTGAATTCTGGAACTTCTTACCGCATGAATGGTATTACAGTTATAACTATCAAGATACAGATTATGATGCAAAACTCGCTCTGTTCAATCAAAATATTATAGAGGGAGAAGATACAATATCAATAGACCAGTTAGAAGATTCTATACTTCTCAATCACTGGTATGGTAAGTATGATATGTATAAAGATTTTCCTACTCGCGTTGTACTAGAATTATCTAACAAACACAACGACACAGGAAACTCGTTCAACGATATATTTGTTGAAGATGACGAACTTACATTGCAAGACGTAAAAAGAATATTTCAAGACCCACCTGAATATGTAACCTTTTTGCATACACTTTCTAAACCGAGTCGGTGCAAAGATTATATGAAAATTATAGAGTGGTTTGAACAGCAAGGAAGTCAAGTGATGATTCCAGCTATGGCTGAAGAAGTGCCAGTTGAAGTATCAAATATGCCTGACATTAAGAAATCTGATCAAGTAACGAGAGAAAACATTAAGAAATTTAAACAAAAAGAAGAATATAGGAATGTTGCAAAAGAAGAAAAATGGGTGATTGATTGTGAAGCCAGAAACGAAAATATGGTTTACATCAATGCAAAAGGACAAGTTTTTCCTTGTTCATATATCGCGAGAGATATTTTAGAGAATAGACTCTATCCTCTCCATCCAATAGACTATCCGTACAATCCTAAATATAATAACGCAAAGTCCTTTCCATTAAAGGAAATTGTATATAATGCGGACTTTGAATGTTATAATGATAGTCTTAAAAAAGACCATTTGAAAATTTGTAAAGAGACTTGTGGAAGATGCGTGTAAATTTTGTATGTGCTAAATGGGGCACAAAGTATGGGGCACACTTTGTCAATAGACTATGCAACATGGCTCGTAGAAACTGCCCTGATCAGTTTGACGTACACTTCTATTGTTACACTGATGATGATACTGGTCTTCAATCTGATATTAAAGTTATCCCCTTTCCAGATATTCCGAACATCCATCCTAAGTATTGGTTTGGGATGGACGATTTTAAATACGGAATGGCTCGTTGTTGGGATCGCGCAAAAACTTTTGTTTTTAACACCCATAATTTCGCCGATGACAAACCTACTGGTCGGTTCGTCTTTCTAGATCTTGATGTAATAATTCAAAACGACCTAACTCCTATAATTACTTACAATATGGAACAACCTACAAAGATGCGTTCTTGGTGGCAAGATCCCAGACCAATGAATAGTCGTAGATTTAAACTATCACACGGTGCATTTACCAATGGCAGTTGTCAAGTATGGAGTGATGACCAATGTGAACCAATATGGGAAGATGTACTAAAACATCAGGAAAAAATTTGGTTTACATTCACAGACGGCACTGATAATTACCACAGTTGGCGTTGGAAAGAACTATGGGATTATTTTCCAAGTTGGATGGCATACTCGTATAATCGAGGTCGCTCTTGGGATGAAGACGATTTAAACGTAGGAATTTATAGAGAGAATTGTATCCTCTGCGTATTCAATGTCGACCTTCTTCCTTTCGAAGATGCATCGCGAGGTACAACAAAACAAGATGAATTAGTCGACCCAAAATTATTGGAACACTGGAAATGAAGATAGGATTTACTGCAAGTGCATTTGATTTACTACATACTGGTCACGTTGCTATGTTGCAAGAAGCAAAACAACAATGTGATTATTTGATATGTGGATTACATTTTAATCCTAGATGGGAAAGGAAAGAGAAAAATAAACCTGCACAGAATATCGTTGAACGATATACACAACTAAAAGCAGTGAAATATGTAGACGAAATTATACCATATTCAACTGAAAGAGAACTGTTAGATATTTTAGAACTGTATCCAATTGATATAAGAATTATTGGTGAAGAGTATAGAGATAAAGATTTCACAGGTAAGGATATGGGAATAGAAATTTACTACAACAAACGACAACATAGATTTAGTAGCAATGAATTACGAAACAAGATTCTGGAGAAATAAAGATTGGCTATGGACTGCTGATGACCACCACGCATGGAGGCATCTGACACAACAATACCCTGACATTCCTCAACAGATTCTTGAAGAAGTTGATGGTGTGAATATGGTCGTTCAAGCAGGTGGACATTGCGGTTTATACACATGGCAATATTGTTCCGCAGTTGATGAAGTTATAACATTCGAACCAGATGCTTGGAATCTAAAATGTTTGAAAGAAAACTTAAAAGAATATAATAATGTTTCAATATATCCATATGCTCTCGGTAATGAAGATAGAAAATGTGGAATAAAAAGAGACAGAGTAAATAGCGGTGCAACAAGAGTAAAACGAAGAGGTGAAATACTGCAGGTTACATTAGATAGATTTCATTTAGAACCTGATTTAATTCACCTAGATATTGAAGGTATGGAAAGAAGTGCACTCAAAGGAATGTTAGATACGATAAAAATAAGTAAACCTGCGATTGTATTGGAAAGAGCAAATGGCGAGGATATATTGCTAGAAATAGGTTACAAAAAACATAAACAATTTGGATTGGATTGGCTATACCTATGAACATATACACAGTAAAATGGGGAGACAAATATTCCTCTGATTATGTCAATAAGATTGCATATGATATTGCTACTGACTTTCCAGAAACAAATCGCCAGATGTATTGCATAACTGATAATCCAGAAGGTTTAGCAGACTTTATTGAACCTATAATGATTCCCAAATACAATGATTTAGAAAAATGGTGGAACAAAATGTATTTGTTTTCGCCTTTGGTTGATCAGAAAGGAGAAAAACTTTTTTTTGACCTTGACATTCTAATTCAGCACGATATAAAAGCATTTGAAGAGTTTGAACCTGAAGATTGTTTAGGTATTGTAAAGACTTGGTGGCACGATCTCGAGCGAATGCGCGAAGAGACAAAGCACGTACCACATAAATTCAGCGATATTAACTCAAGTATATTACGCTGGAATGATAGTTTCGACTCTGCAAAGCTGTGGGAATACTTTAATAAATATAAACAACAGATACTTTGGCAATATCGAGGTATAGATAATTTTCTTTGTGATAAGAATATAATCCCGATGAAACTGTTTCCTCTAGGATGGGTTTATAGTTTCAATCAAGGTTATATCTATCCACAAGATATTGAAAAGCACGTGTATCGTGAAATGCCATATGTATGTTTATTTGACTCTATGGGTAAAAGTGAAGATGTTAAAATCTAATTTTCTAAATAATTTCAAGTTCTATGGTGAAGCATTATATTTCATCGAACAAAAAGCACCACACAAACTTACCGACTTACGCCAATGTCACGAGCAAAACCATGTCGAAGCTGCAACATGGCTCGTAGAAGAACTGATCACAAATATTGACAACTGTGCAAGGCAGGAAAAACTAAAAGTATTAGTTCTAAACTCTTGGTTGGGTATGCCACTTGTTCCTTTACTTTGTGAAAATATCGACATCGGAGAGTTACATCTAGTCGATCTCGACAAAGAAGCATTGGATATATCTAAAATACTACACAAACATTATGCACAAGAGAAGTTTGTAAAGTTTAGACATCATTGTTTAGATATTCCGTTTGCATTTGATGAGTTAAATAAACTAGATGCGGATATCGTAATCGCTATCAATACTGAACAAATGTATCCGCTAAAAGAACTTACAACAAAAAACCCAATGGCATTGTTTGCTTGTCAGAATAGTAATGTTATTGAAGAGATGTATGGTATCAACTGCGTCAATTCAGTAAAAGATTTAACCGAGCAAATCGGTCTAGATGAGATATACTATGAAGGACAAAAAGAGCAAACATACTACTCTTGGGATGGGCAAAAAAAGTACGATCGCTTTATGGTGATTGGCTCAAAAGAATAAGTATATAATCTAATTTTTCACACAGCTTTTATAAATAGTTTTAGGTTGTTATAAAAATTAATTTTTTTATAACTTTTAGTAATACTTAACAGGAAAAACCATGACCACAGTTATATTAATAACGAAGAGCATGGTGCGAAAAACCAAAGCGTTCGCCGAATTTCTAGCATACATTGCTCTTCCTTTAGGAATCCCTTACATGATAATCGTGCAAACGAGAGCAAGTTATTTTGGATTCTAGAATATGAAACCAGACCATGTAAAAAAATTTGAAGATTCGCTAAACTATCCAGACTATACGTCAGAACAAAAAAAACTTGGGTTGAATGAAAAAGATATGGATTGGATTTGCGAACACCCAATGTTTTACATGGTCTTCATACCAACTTTAGTTGCAACAGTGCCTGCAACAATAATGGCTTGTGTTGTATGGTATCATCAGTATTACTTCGGGATTTAAGTAATATCCTCAACCATCATTTCCCACATACTCT